TCTGGAAATGTAAAAGCATTTAGACATAAATCAAAAGAGGATAGCTCCCGCAAACGTGGTTTAGATACTATAGGTTTTGGACATCTTCTTACTGAAGAAGAAAATAAAAATAACAAAGTATATGGTTATGATTTATCAAAAATAACAAAAGAAAATGTACTTGAAATTTCAAATGATATTTTAAGACAAGATTTAGAAAAAGCAGAAAAAATATTAATTACAACTCATGGCAATAAATTTATTAATTTAGATAACAGAAGAAAACAAATGTTAATAGATATGCAATTTAATGTAAAAAAATTTAAAAACCCAGATGTTTTTCCAAAATTTAAAAAAGCATTATTTGCTGGTGATGAAGCAGGAATGGAAAGAGAATACAAAAGATCATTTAAAGTTAAAGGTAAATCTATAACATTGGCTAGAAATAAATTTTTTAAAAAATATTTTTTAGATAAATAATATGGCACAATTTGGATAGAGATGACTGATTTAGTAAACTTACTAGAAGATATAATACCTGAAAAGAACTATACCACAAAAGAAAAACATAATCTTACTGTTTTAAAAGATACACAGACTGGTTATGGAGGAACATTTGCTAATAGAATTAAACCATTAAGTTATGATGCTGGTTATAAATCTGATGTGACTGATGAATTTGCTCTATCTTGGTTGTGGGGGCAAGGGATTGAACAAATTCCATCACTATTTGAAATAGGATTAACTCCTATTGATCTTGATTACGATCCTTTTGATGTTGATAATTTAAAAGGATACGAAGAATTTGCATTAGATTTTGCAGAAGTAAGAAATAAAGAACACCACGATTTTTTAAAAGCTCAAATTGATAAAAATAAAGCAAGACGAACAAGATTGGCTGCTAGTCAAAGAGGAATGTCTGCGGCTCTTCTTGGAAATATTCTTGATCCCATTAACTTTGTACCTATTCCTTTAGTGAAAGGCGTAAGTATTGCAAGGAACGCTATAAAGGGTGCATTAATTTCAGGAGGGTTGGTAGCTGGAACGGAACCTGTGCGTAGGAGTTTAGATTTAACTTCTACACGAGAAGAAACGATGGGCTATATTGCTGCGGCTGCTTTCTTTGGAGGTTTATTTGTAGGGGGTATATCGGCTTTCAGTAAAGGTATGCACAAACATACCATCAAACCTACAGGTGGTATTAATAAAATGGCAGAAAAATATTGGAAAGCACATTATAAAACTGAGGGTAGAGTAGATTGGGAAGCTAATGGATTTATTTATAAAGTCAAAGATGATTTATATGATGTTAACGTAACTCCTGATAGACCAACCAATGTCAAACAATATGGCAGAACTAAATTAGCTCATCTTATATTTAAAGGGAAACAAGTTGATAAAACTGAAGTAGCTAAACAAATTAAAATTCTTAATGATGAAATCAAACTTATTACCGAGGGTAAGAAAGTTGGTATACTGGAAATTCCTAAATTAAGAGAACGAATTAAATCATTAGAATCAAAACTAACAAGAGAAGTAAAAGATAGATTAATTGTAGATACAGGAAGAATTAGAAGAATCTTTGAAGCTGACTATCACACTTATAGCGATATAATAGGTGTTATTCCCATCCCAAGAGCAAAATTTAAAAGTGCTGATGACTTCATACAATTTATTATGAAGAAAGAAATCAATGCAAGAGTTTATCTTAGAAGAAAAAAAGGAGAAGTCTTGGCAGATTATGAGAATAGACTTAACTCTCGTACTTTGATTGAGTTAGAAACAGATGCAGTTGCTAGTCGTAGAACATCTACTCATAAAATTTTAGAATCATTAGCATCATTTTCTAATTATGAAAAAGTAATGAGAGAGTTTAGTGATCCTTATTATGCAAAAGAAATGCAAAGACTTACGGGAGATTATGGAACCGCAGGTAGAAATGTAGCATTAGGAATACCTCCCGTAACTTCAGCGATGATGACAGCACATACCAAATGGGCTTCTCATTGGATAAGACATAGATACGAACTAGATAATTTGTTTGGAAAATATAGAGGAATAGCTGGTAATCAAAAAAGAATCTTAGGTATGAATGTACAAGTTGGTGGCATTCGGGCTGCTGATGCGTTTGATAGTTTAATAAGAAGATTTTCTAATAAGCATACAGCCGATCCTGAATTAATGACTCATCCACAATTTATGCAATCTGTTGCAGATGCAGTAATGGATAATAAAATTTTTAATGATCTTGAACTTAATCCAATTATTAAAGAGGGAGCAGTAGTAGTAAGAAGATTTTATAAAAAATATGCTGATGAAGCAAAAGAACTTTTTATGTTTGAATCTCAAGGTAATTACAAAAGAATAATGATGAAAAAGTTAGAGAATATTGAAAAATTAGAATCATTACTAAAAAAAGATGCCGAAAGAATAGCAACACAACCATCAAAAAGCTTGGTGGTTAAAACAAATAAACTATCAAAAACATTAGAAGACCAAGCTGAATCCAAGTTTCAATATTATGCCAATAAAGAGGGCGGACAACTCGTAGGAACTAGAGAACTTATAGTAGAAGTAACTGAAGATTTATTTAACCAAAATAAATTATTCAAAGTAGATGATATTAAAACTTTTGCAGACTTTAAAAAAGTATTTGAAACTGACAAACCATACGCTAGACTTTTTAAAGCTTGGGACAAAGAAGACTATAGACTTGATAAACTTCTTATCAAGGGAGAACTCGTACCAACTGTTTTTTCTTTAAAACGAATGCACGAATTGAGAAGTCAATTTGAAAAGAAATGGAGCATCAAAGTAAAAGCTTTTGATGCTAAAGAGTCCATTAAACATTCTCAAACATTTGATTCTGATGTTATCACTATGAAGAAAGATGCTCTTTTTGATAAAGAGGTGGCTAAATTAACTGAAAAATTACAAATAGAAGCATTAATCAAACCTATTAGTAGACTCAAATGGAAACATTATAATCAACTATTACTTCGAATGAAAAGTGAATATCAAAATATTAAACAGCAATTCGATGAATTAGTTAAAGATGAGATAGCTCCTCCTTATACTCAACCTGAAGAATTTATGCAAAGAATATGGTTAAGAGATGTAATGATGGATCGAAGAGATGAGCTTATAGGAATTTTTGCCAAATGGTTTACACAACATCCTACTATTATTAGAAAAGGAAAAATACAGTATCTTTCTACTGATCCCGTTGCAATAAAGAAAAGAGCAGAAAATGCTTTCGATGAAATCCTTGGTATTGAAGCCTCTTTCTTGGATGGCGATGGTTTAGCAGGATGGGGTATGCTGAAAGTTAAGAATAAACAAGGTAAAGTAATATCTCAACATTGGCAATCTGGCGTTAGACCATTAATGCAAAGAAAAATAGATATTCCTAATCATTTAGTTAAAGATTTTATTTCAACAGACACACCACAGTTGATGCGTGATTATCATATGAGAATGTCTAATGCGATAGAACTTACTAATGAATTCGGAGATCGTCATTTATCTAATTATTTAGATTCGATGGAAATGCGTTTAATTGATAAAGAACTTAACGTAGCAGGAGATTGGAAAAGAATTACTAGAGTCTTAAATGCTTTTATCGATGATAAAGATAAAATGCTAGGTACATTAAACATACAGGACCCTGCATCTTTCAATAAAAGAAGTGCAGCGTTGTTAAAAGATTGGGCAAGTTTAGCATTTATGGGAAAAGTAATATTTGCGGCTCTTCCTGATAGTGCAAGACCAATAATGAATAATGGACTTAAAAAAACTTTTGGTGTGCCGATAAGATCGTGGATGAAAAATAGTGAAGTCTATGCAAAGCAAATAGAAGGATTAGACTATATGGCTCCCGTTTTAGAAACAGCAGCCAATGTAACAAGACAAAGATGGCAAATGGATGGTGGTGCTGTTGGATTAGGTAAAGGATTTTTAAACAGACAATTTGATAGAGTTGCTTTAATGGCAAACAAAGCACAAGGACCATTTTATTTTGCCAATTTATTAACTCCTTGGACCCACCGTTGGAAAACTATTCAAGGTCTTGTTTCTACTCACAGATTTATAGAAGATTCAGTAAAAATACAAGGAGGAACTGCTAGTAAATTTGATGTTGATCGTTTAGGCAGTTATGGCATTGATGAAAAAGCAGCAGACTTAATTGCTAATATGCCTTGGGAAAAAAATGGTTCTCAATATCTTGCTAATGGTCCAATGTGGCAAACTAAAAAAGGAGGATCAACAGTATTCAGAAAATTTTCTCAAGCAGTTTGGGCTGATTATCAAAGGACTATTGTAACTCCTACTCACGCTGACACATTTAATATGATGCACGGAGTTTTAAGAATTGATAGTGAAATTAGCAGAAGTATGTTAAGAAATCCTGTAGGAAGATTTTTAGGTTATACAGATACTAAATATGGAGGTAAAGTTAGTAATGCGTGGTTCGGTTTACCTTTTCAATTCTTTTCTTGGGCGATTGCAGCAAACAGAAAATTATTAATTTCAGGGTTACAAGGAAGAGAAGCACAATTAATGTCAGGTGTACTAGCTATGGTTACTATGGGAATCTTAGGAGATTATATGAAGAATCCTAGATACTGGGCGCAAAAAAATTGGGAAGAAAGATTAATTAGAGGAGTAGAATTATCAGGAGTACTTGCATTATTTGGAGATATAAATTTTTCACTTGAAACACTTTCACAAGGAACACTAGGAGCAAGACCATCTTTAGGACAAAAAACAAGATTTGGCGATCCTGAT